TCACGGCCAGTTACCGCCAGTTCAGGCTGGTCAAGGTCATCTGAGATAATCCGGAGTTGGGTCGGGGGCATCTCGTTCGCGTATAAAAAATCGTTTATTGCTTTCTCTCTGTTTTGTTTTGCGTTTGCAAGTTTTTTGTTTCGGTATGTTGCGCCTCGAGCGCTGTTGCATGGTTTGCATGCTGCAACGTATCCGTCTTCTATTGTTCCACCTTTGTCACTTTCAACGAGGTGGTCTAGTTCTGTTGCTGTGTTGCGTTTGCACCAATGACACAAGGGTTGGTCGCGCAGTAGTTCTGCTCTGGCTTGTTTGTAGATTGCTGTGTCGTGTTCGGTTAGTTTGCGTGTCATGCTCGCGCGCTCCGCTTGCGCTGACGCGGCGCTTGCGCGCCTTGTCGTTGTGATGACGTCGGACTCATGTGTGTGTCTCCATGTTTGCTGTGTTTGTTTGTTTGTATGTTTACCTTAGGCGAACTGATTGAAGACATGTGTGTGAATGCTCCACCCACGGGGTTGCCCTAACCCGTTCCCTTTGCACTCACTAGCCGATTATGTTTACGGCTCGCCTCGACGCTTCGCCCGTTTCACTTCGTCTTGCATGATTTGGGACGCGCCGATCTACCCACGTTGCCGTGTGTCACCAACTGCCGTGCGAATGGCTTAGGTCGTGCTACTAGCCGATTGTTTACGCTCTAGGGTTGCTTAACGTGTACAGGATGTATTCCATGTCGCTGGGCTTCCACACAGCTGCATGACAACCTGCCATCTCACACGCGTTTAACCAAATCTTTTGCCCAGGTGTTGTTTTCCCTTTTTCGGCTTTCAGTTCTATCACCAACGGCCTACCACCTTGAAACGGATGCACCATGAACAGATCAGGAAACCCTGCATCGCCTTGCACGTTGGTCATCCAACGCCCTCGAGTGTTCTGCGCCGGCAGGTCGTGATGCACTAGCCAGCCATAACGCTTGGCGATGCTGATCACCATGTCTTTGAAGTCGGCTTCGCTGATCTTTGAGTCAATTTTCAAGAATAGCCCTTTGCCATAGTTTTTCTGATAGGCACACAATGCTCCATCTGATGTGTTGCAACGCTTCATCTCTGCGCGGCCATTCACGATGAAACGCTTCTAATTCATCGCTGATTCTGCATAGTTTTTCTAATGTGTTAGTTAGTTCTTCAATTGTCATTTCAGCACCTCAATGATTCTGCTTGCTTCATGTGATTTCAATAACTCGAGCACGGCTTCATCGCTGTTGAGTTCGCGCTGGATTAACTCCAGCAAACGCAAATCGTCTAGCCCTGCGTCTTTTGCCAGTTTTTTGATGTAACCAATTTGCTTTGGTGTAGCGAATGCACCAGAGGGTATGTGCACCTTGTTTGTTGACTGTTCCTGATTACCTAGGCGCTCAACTTTTTGCATCTCATTGCGTGACGGTCTTGGGCCTGATGCCGGGGCTTGTAATGGGCAGTTGGCAATAGCGCGACCAATCGCGCTTGTCTCACAGTTCTCCACAAACGATGTGCTGTTGACGCCGCGATCGCTTTTGATTTCTTCTGCGTAGCCTGTTGCGACTGGCACCTTGTCGTCCTTGTCGGCGTACAGTTCGCAATAGAACACGCAAGCATCGCCTGTGTAGTTCATCATGCAGGTGTACACGCGACCGTTTGGATATGCAGCCCACCATCGGACTAAGCGTTGCTCGACTGTTTCGTAGTTGCTTAGGTCAAAGCCCATTAGATGCCTGCCCACACGCTTAGACGTTGTGCATGGTCATGCGCGCCACCGCGCTGGGCGTATGCCAGTTCGCCTGTGTTGCGAATATGGCCACGGCGTGCAGCTGCGTTCAATCGTCCAGCGATGCCCTTGGTGACAGGGAACTGGTCGCCTAAGTGTTTCCAGATGTCATCTGATGTGAAGAACCCTTTGGTGCGCGCAACGTGCAAGATCGCTGCGTCCACTTTGTTTTGTTCTTCGCGTGTCCATCGCGCATCAGCTGACGATTGTGATGCGATCATGCCTTGCATAAACGGTGTCAGTTTTTGTGCCGGCACTCGGCCATCACATACGAAATGTGTTTTGCCTTGTATTTCGGGGTAGGCGATCGTGCCTTTGCAAATTGAGCACGTTTTCATTGTCGGAATCTCCCTTGTCGGTTAGGAATGTGCTTGTAGTGCTTTGATTGCTAAGTCGAGTGTAGTCACATCGTAAAGCGGCATCGGGTCTTCTAACGACAATTGGTTTTTCATTGTTTTAAGACGTTGGATGATGCTTGCGTGTGGGTTTTTGCTGACTGCCATAATGTCGTCAATTAGACCGAACATTGCCATTGTGTGGTTTGTCATTGCTGTTTGTTCCAGTACAAGTTTGCGTGTTTCCTCGGTCAGTTCGCCCTGGTTGTATGCCGTACCTTCGCTCATTTGACGCTCCATGGCCCCCAGCCGAAACCGTGACGCTCGACCCCGTAATTGTAAATTGCTAATCCTGCGCGCAAATTAACATCAGCCTGTAACAAGTTTTTTGCGCTTGTGATGATTCCGCGCTCAATAAGCCACGGTGTCCAAAATCCGTTGATCTGCATTAGTCCGCGCGACCCACCATTTGGGTCTTTGCGGTTAATTGCGTTAGGTGTGCAATTAGATTCGCGCTTAATTACAGATTCGAGGACGGTGCGCTGATCGGCAGGCCAACCAAGGTTTACGGCAAGCGCGCTGAATTGCTCACAGGCGCTGCTGTACGGGTCAATGTAGATCGTTGAACTAGTGGTTGTTGTTGGCTCAATCAGGTATGGCTGGGCTGTTATCGGTGCTAGCGCAATGGTGCCAGACGGGGCGCCAGACGCGTCAGGAGCGCCTACAGCAACCGTAAAGCCAAAAACGGTACAAAGTACTAGCCCAATGATTTTTTCTGCAAAGTAGTTCATCGTTTCTCCAAAGGTATGGGCACGCCCCAACTAGATGCGTGCGATCTGAATGCGATTTGTCCCATTAGGAACTTGCCCGACTCTGGGCTAGTAAATATCTGCACCAAGATTTCTTGGCCGTTGTCCATCACTCCTGTATAGACGCTGTAATCCACTATCTGGGGTTCAGTCATTGCCTGTCCTTTTGTCGGTACTCCGACCCTAGAACATAGATCAAGCCTTGGGTGGGATTTCCCCAAAGACCTTTAAGAATGCGGCTTTTACAAAGATCACCGAGTCGGCGGCTTGCGGTGTTATCTCGATATGGAACCAGTCGCCACCTGGTGCGCCGTGAATTGTTGGCTTGCTGTATTTCTTCCAAGCCTGACGATCGCAACGCCATGCGCGCCCGTACGGTGCAGGGAAATAGTCGAGGATGCACTCCACGCCGAGCGTGTTTGCGTTAGCCACCACGATGTCAATAAACGACACCGCGCCTTTACGAATTGCATTCGGGTGACGTTCTGATTTGCGATACGACAAGTCAACAGCTCTGCCCGTGGCATGCACCGACAATGAGCCAGGGTTGCCGCGCATGTCACGCACACCCCACGACCCGTTATTCCACAGCGCGCCATTCGATGCAGCGAGCGCTTGTTTAATCCATTCGTTCATGCCGGCACGTGGGCCAGCGGATGGGCCATCGCTGTTGCCTGTGTATGGGCGTGCGTCAGGGTTAGCTTTGGCTGTTGCCACGTCCAAATGCCTGATCGTTTTTGTTTACCCAGCGGAGCAATGGTGGGATGATTGCGGCGATTGCGCCTTTGCCGTAGTCGCGTGGGTCGGTTGCGCCTGTCGAGTAAACGGCGATAAGCGCGCCAACGAGTGAACGTGCATAACTAGCGAACATTGCTTTGTCTTTACTTGTGATTTTCAACATGGTGATCTATTTTCTGTTCTATTCGACCCAAGGTTTTGTGTACTTGCCCGTGGTCTTTTTTGTTGTCGCTGCCGATCTTGCCAATAAGCGCCACCAAAACAAGGAAACAACCACCGATGATAGAAACCACAATTTCAGTAGCCATTTCATGACCCAGTCGGTGGTATAAATTCGCCGTATTCGCCTAAGGACAGATCAAAACTGTAACCAATGCCCGCATAAGAACCGCGAAAATTACCGTTGTAAGACGTTTGCAACCAATCGCCCGCAAGACCTAACGACGCTATAAATGCTTGGCCTATCGGTTCGCTATCAGGAAATGGCAAGTTGTCACAATCGGCGTTAGCAACAACAATTACTTCGTTAACAATGTTGTTTGTTACTTGTGCAAAATGTGCCATAAATTAAACCGTCCATCGAATATAAACAATGCCTGAACCGCCAGCGCCACCAGCGTTTACCGCGTTAGCAGAACCACCACCGCCGCCGCCGCCCGTGTTAGCGGCTGCAGCTGCGCCAGCTGCGTTTGTTCCACCAGCGCCACCGACAGATGACCCACCAGCACCGCCAGTTGTGCCGCCGCCACCGCCGCCACCTGATTTAAACAAAGCACTTCCGCCTATAAATGCGCTCACGTCGTAACCTGCACCACCAGCGCCGCCAGTTGTAGCAACACCATTGTTGCCAACTGCAGTTGCACCACCGCCGCCGCCGCCGCCATTTGTGTCACCTGCGCTATTGCCACCTGCAAAACCGCTAATGCCAGGGGCCATTGATGTTTTGCCCGTATTGCCTACATAACCGCCACCGCCGCCAGAACCGCCCATTGTGTTATATATTGCGTTTGTAGAAAAACCTTGACCGTTGCCACCGCCTGCGACTGACAAAGATCGGGAAGTGTTATTAAGACTTGACGACGAACCTGTTGTATTAGCGGCGCCACCTGCACCAATTGTTACGGTTTGGTTTGCAGTTAAATAAACCGTTGCTTGTAATACACCACCAGCGCCACCGCCGCCACCGATTGCACCGCCGCCGCCTGATGTTCCACCAGCGCCACCGCCGCCACCTGAAAACACAAGCACGTCAAACAAACCTGATTTTGTAACGGTTAATGTGCCTGTGCTTGTAAAACTTGTGTATGCATAATTTATGCCGCCAATCGTGACGTTTGTGACGCCTGTTCCACCTGTTGCAGCGCCATAAACGGCACCGCCACCGCTAAAAAAAATAGCAGCACTAGCACTAGTAAAATAAAGCGTGCCACCCCCCCATTGTGCCAACGCTAAAGAACTGGCCGTTGTAACTGTTGCTGTTCCTGCTGTAATCGTGCATGTTCCAGCGCCAATGTTTTGGATAAATAGCGTGTCGCCAGCGTTAAACAGTCCCGTGTTTACGGTGATAGTTGTTGCGCTTGCGTTGCTCATCACAATGCGCGTGCCCTTATCGGCTGCAACCAGAGTGTAAGACGCGGTTTTGTTGCTAACCGTCCAGTTGTAGTCATTGGCCTGCAACGCGTTTTGCTGTGCGGCGGTCAAAACCTGACCAGCGGTAAAAGTTTGGATTGCCATAGTGCCCCTATCCTAAAACATTGAGTGCGTCAAGTGTGCCATAGGTGGCGTCGTCCAATATCAGCTCGTAAACGATCGTGGTCGGCGCAGTCGAATACAGCACCCTGTGGCCTGTGCTGAAATCCAAATAATGTTCAATGCCTTCAACCGAAAGCTCTTGAGCCAACTGGGTTGTGCCGGCACCGCTAGGGAACGTCTTTTCTATGGTGATTGTGTCGCCAATATCTACGGTTGCCAGCGTGTCTTTTTGGGCTGTGGTCAGCATCAGATACTTGGTTGCCACAGACGTGTAGCGCGCCTCGGGTTCTGGGTTTAGCAGGTATTCGGCAGCGGTTTGTATCTCGGTTGCATCATGCAGCAGGCTGTTTGTGATGCTTAATGCCTGAATGAAATAGGTCGCAATAGACCCTGCATTGGTTGCGGTATAAGTAGTGCCGTCTAGACCTGTAACGGTTGTCCTATTTTTTACGCCATCCGCCTCGAATGTGATGCCCACGCCATCGTATTTGTAGTTAGTTCCATCATCATGAAAATCGGCTTTAGATGCGCTAAGTGTAGTGCCGATGCGGTCTTGGAATGTAAACACGCCAGACCGTGACATGAAGACACGCCCAAACTCGGCGGTGTCGTTAATCTGCGAAATGTACTGCAATACGTTTGTGCCGGCAGGGACGTTGTAGGCGCTGTCATGGCCAAGGTTTACGGTGCCTGTGGCGATGTCACGCGAGCCGACAGGGAAATCAACTTCTGGTAGGTCTAGGACGGTTTCTATGCGTTGCCCTGATGTTTCTGTGGTTGGGTTGAGCGCGTCCAAGTAGGTTTGTGCAAGCAGATAAAACTGGTCGGCGCAATACACGGTCACGGTGTCTAAACCGCCAAGCGCAAAGTTGTAGTCATAGTTGACGACATAACCACTAAACAAAGATTCGGGCACATTGGTCGCGCTGTATCGAATGAGCTGCACGGCGCGCAATGGGGCTAGCCCTGGCTTGGATTCGGCGGTGTCGTAGTAAGGGCTGTTTTCGTCAAACGGGTTAAAGATGCCGTCCACGTCTTGAATGGTGAATGTCATGGTGCCCGCGCTGAACTGGTCGCCTATGTCGCGACGACCGCGGCGCGCTGTGATGCTGACAGTCGAGTCCATGACATCGGCGAACTCGGTCGTGCCGTCTAGCACATAGGTCGTATTATCCAACAAGCCTTTAGTTGATGAGTCAAGCGTGAACGCGTCAACCTGAAACCCTGTGGCAATCTTTAAGGAATAGTTGCCCGAGTCAACAACAGCTGTGCCGGGCATTAGGCGACCTGTAATTGCAACGGCCCAGCAGAACGTGAATAAGCGCGCAATGCGTTAACCACGCTTTCACCGATTTCCGCGCTGGTTGAGAGTCCGCCAGTCACGTTCACGGTCACATTAGCCATGCGTTCCTGGATGCCAAATTGTGCACCAGGGTTAGCCAAAGTTGCAGGCTGCACAAGTGTTGGCATGTCCGCAATTGCTTGCAGGTCTTTACTCAATTGAAACGGTTTGGATGCTCCACCACCGCCGCCACCTGTAGCAACTGGCGCGGGTAGCGCGGCCAAGGATGGCAATGTTGCAACAGGGCTTAACGCTGATCGTTGCGCTGCTTCAATTTGTTGCAAATTGGTAATCGGTGATGCGGTTGCGACTTCGTTTCCAATACCTAAAATTTTGTTAAACGGGCGCAAGATGTTGGCCATTAGTCCGACCGCTGGGTTAATTGCAACCATAATTTTTTCAACAAAAAACTTGGCTGCGCTGTTTACACGACCTATCGAGTCGGCCAATTTGTTGAAACCAATAGCCATTCCCACGACCGCGCCTGCAGCTGCAACTAGAGGATTGGTTTTCATTGCCAAGTTTAACGCAACTGTTGCCGCCGCTATCGAGCCGATCGCCAACGCAATGCGTGTAAACACTTGTGGGTTATCTTGTGCCCATTGAGCAAACGCGTTCATTTTTGGTAGCACCGCTTCAAGTACCGGCAGAAACGCCGCGCCAATTGACTCCTTAGTTTCGGCAATGCTGTTTTTAAATATCGCCATTTTGCCTGCAGCGGTTTCAGCATTATTGGCAACCGTGCCACCGAACGTCCCACCAAGCACGTCCATGATTTCATTGAGGCTTGCGCCGTCTTTAATCATTTGAGCCATTTCTGGCGATAACGCTTTTAAGCCTTTGTAGTTGCCCTGGTAGGCTTTTGCAAGCGCGTCAGCGACAGTAGCGCTATCGGTCTGCAACGCCATAGCAATGTCCATCACCAGGTTCATGTCCTTCATGGCAATGTTGACGTCTTTAGTGCCACGCACCAACGCTTCTAAGCTCTTGCGATAATCAGTATCCGCAATTCCAGACGCTCGAGACATTGCGCTGATCTGGTCTTCAATCGCCGCAGTTTGTTTAGCGCTAGCACCCGTCACATTCTGCAATGTGATCGCTAATTTGGCTTGCTCCTGCTGGTCTTCCATCGCGGCCTTGGTTGCATCACCAATAGCCAACGCCAAACCGCCAAGCGCCGCAGCTGCAGGCACCGCGGCTTTCTTGATCGCAAACTGGGCTTTTTCCGATGTGGTTTCCAGTTGCTTAAATTGGGCAATAGCCTTCTTAATCCCTGCGCCGTCAAACTCGCTAATGATGGGGATATTTACGGCCATTATTTGATCTCTCTGTTCGCTTCATCCATGACGCGCTTCACCAATTGCTCCATCTCGGACATAACATCACTTTGGCGTTGCTCGTACGCTTTCCACATTACTCGCGAACGACTGCCATAACGTGTAGTCAATGCGCGACCCAACGCGCCAGCCATAGACGTGTCAAACATCGTGCCGGTAGCACCTTTCCATTGGATGCTAAAAGTACCCACATTCGTGGTGTTTCCTTGGTATTCCTTAATTGCTCGAGTGTTGATCTTGGCGGCGATCTTTTGTTTCATGCCAGGTATCCACGGCAACATCTGGAACCCTGACCCTGTTTTCCAATTGCGCGCCATACCAGACAACGGCACGGTGGACGGCACAAGCTTGTTGGCATCGTCAATAACAGGCTGAACAATCTTCTTGTAGTCCTTGGTGATTTCGCGGCGCAAAGATTTGTCAATCTTGTTTAGGGTCTTCAAGGCATCTTTAAGCCCTACGACCTCAACCCTTGCCGATACTTCCGCCACGTTATCTCCGATTTTTGTTTGCCTCATTAAGCACTTTAATGACCGTAACTAAGTCTCGTGAGTCAAACATGATGTCGCTAGGCCACCAACCGACCGCGACTAATACCTCTGCTAGTTGGCGGCGGTAGGTGCCGCGTCCGTAGGGTTTGGGTCTGTTTCGTCCAGTACCGGCATGATGTCAATGTCAGGGTTTTTGCTAATCCAGTCACGCCAGTTGTCGCCAACCTGCTCGCCTTTAATCTTTAAAATCGTGTGCATCCAACAGCAATAATCCGAATACAACGGTGACGTTGAGAGTTGTTGAATGTTGCGACGCTCGAGTCGTTCCCATTCGGTTACTACAAACAGATTTGTGTAGTAGTACTCGGGTGCGCTGTCGGGCGTGCGTTTTAACTGCAATTTGATTTTCATGTGTCTCCTATGTCGGCTCGGAGCCGTTTACTTATGGTGTGACGTCAACGCTGTACACCCCGCCCTGCAGCTCGATGTCCCATTGACTTAGCTCGCCCAGGGTCGCGTTAATCACAGGAATGCTTGACAGGAACGTATCGGTCAAAATAAAACCAGGGTTCGTACTTCCGTCAACGGCGCTAGTTGGATTGACTTTCACTACGCACTTAGTGCCCAGCAATGCTGACAAAACTGCGTAAGACTCGCTTGATGCGTACGATGCAAACACCGTAAGCGTGAGTGAGTTGCTGTAAAGGCCTGCGGTCATCGTGCGCGAGGTGCTTCCAAATGCCGTGTCTTCCAAAGCCTCGGCTGTCACCGTCAGGGTGGCTGATACAACCTGGTCGGTAATGTCGGTTAGCGATCCAATTGCCGCGCCAATTTGTACTTTCGGATTCGAGAGATAAGTGGATGTCGCCATGTGTGTTGCTCCTTAGTTCTGTGTTTATCGTAGATGATTATTGTTGCATTGTCGTGGATTATGCGGTCTGGGCTTGGATAGCGCAATCAAGGTCATAACACGGGTATAGCGCGCCACCGATCTCAAGGCTTGACGGACGGCCAGCCATAACAATGATTGACGAGCCAAGCACACTTGCAACGATGCTCAAGATTGATCGGAGCACCGGCAGACCTGCTGGGCCTGACCCAATTACTTTGATCGGAAACTCAAGGCGCACAATGTTGCCGTTGCCTGCAAACGTGGTGAAGTTCGGCGCGTCAAGATACACGCAATTGGGCACAAGTTTTGTTGGGTCGTTTACAACACGCAAACCTGACACCGCGGTGAGCGTTGCCGTGAGATCGTCAATCGCCTCGTTAAACAGGTCGGTGTAAGCCATTAGGCAACCGCTGGACGGGGAATGCCTAAGAGCTGCTTCACGATCGGGGTCAAGCTTTGCTGTGGTGCAGAACCCATGCCGTCAAACGTGGCATAGGTTGCCTCTATTGACCCTCTGGAGCGCCACAGAGCGGCGCAATACATCAGGGTGCCTAATGTTGCGTCACCGCCCGGCGAGGTCGTTAGCGAGTCGATATAACCGCTCTCCTGACGCCTGCGATAACAGAACTGGTTGCCTGCCGACACGGATTGCGTGAGCAACGTGTAATCGTCTGACGGGTTGGTGATTGTGATGCCTAAATAGGTCATGACATCGGCTGCAGTAACCCATGTGCAAACTGGCGCATAAGACACGGTGCCAGATGCTGCGACACGCTCAACATCGCTTGCGGTTTTGGCGTACAGCACTTGATCGGCAATCGGTACCTGATAGTCGTAGAGCAAGTCGCCTTGCGTGTCAATACCAAGAAACAAATACTGTGGCAATGCGCGCACGGTGTAAGTGCCGTTGAATGTTGCGTCAACTCCAGCGACCGTGATTGAACTGCCGACTGCAATCTCCGATGGGGTCAAGAGTTGCAGTACGGCAAAATTGTCAATCAGGTACTTGTTAGTAACTGTGTAAGTAGCCATGGCGGTTAAGCCGCCTTTCTACTAAGCCTGGGTGATCTTGCGGATCATTCCCGAGATCGCAGCGAATGTGCTGACGTATCCGTGGAACGACATTGTGCGACCCAAGGTTGCAGGTACTTCAACGCTCATCAAGCCACGGATTGATTCGTAGAACTCAAAGGCATCGCCTGAACCTTGACCAACACGGGTGATTACCATGGTCTTGGCTGCGAAGTTGCTGTCAACTACGAGCTGCAATCCGAGTGGGTTGCCGTTCCATGATGTTGCGTTTCCGCCACCAAGTGCGTTCTGACCGGTAAGGCCAGCGCCGATGAATGGGAATACTGGACGGCCTGTGGTGTCGGCAAGTTGTCCAAGTTGTCCCCATACGTCTGGGCTAACGAACATGTGGGTTGGTGTGAAGTTGCGACCATTGCTGATGTCAACTGCGGAGTCGTAAACCGACTTGAGCAAGTCAGCCACGGTGCCGTCCCATACGCCAGACGATGTTGCTGCGGCAAGCAAGTTGTCTGCAGCGAAGTTGTCTGATGCGATCATGTATTCGCCCATGAGGTCGTTCAAGATCAACTGCATTGCTGCAGGGCTGGTGAAGTCAATGTCCTGTACAGACAGGGTTACTTGACCGGCGAGCGTGGTCTTGCTGACCGAGTTTGCAGCGATCACCATTGTGGTTGCTGATGCGGCCGAGAGTTCGCTTGACTGTGTTGCAACGCTGGTGTGCGTGGTGATCGTTGGACGAATAAACGTTTTCTGCTGACCATTGTCAGGATAGGCGCGTGCACCCAATGCTTCTACTACAGGACGAATGAAATTTAGATCCTGTACAAGCGGTGGCAGGACAACGGTATTCAACAAGCCAGAAGTATCCGTGGTAATCACATCGCCTGCGGCTGCTTGCAATGACGTGCGCTTTGATGCCGCATACTCTGCAACTGCAGCGTTCATGTTCTTAAACGTGTCGCCACCGATGTGGTAAGCGGCCATGTATTCGCCAACGCTTGGCAATACAAACTCTTTTTTTGCTTGTGCGAAAATTGGTGCAGTAGGGATGGTTGCCTCGACTGCTGGTGCGGTTACTTCTGACATTTCTTGTTTCTCCTCTACTGGGGTTACTTCTTCATTTAACACTACTTCTTCTGGCTCTTGGTGGATACTTGCAGCAACCTTCGTGATCGGTGCCATGTCGCCAAACGCGCCGATCGGCACTAGCGACAATTCCATCCAATCGGCGGCCTCAATAATCATTGTGCCTTGCTCGTCATAACTGAACTTGGTCGGGTTCACACCCACCGAGACTTGGTCAATGGTGCCGTCCTGTGCCATCACAAGGGCATCGTTTCCAAGTGTGGTTGCGCTGATCTTGGCGCTAAACATCATGCCCTGCTCGGTATCCACGCGCTCGGTAACAACACCAACTGGCTGGCTTGCGTCGTGGTACATAAACAGGCGTGGTGCTTTGCCCTCAACTGGCAATGAGCCTGGCTTAAAGATCACAGCTGTGCCATCGCTGACTACTGCCGGCACGTTGTATGGCGCTGCAATTCCGCTGATGGTTCGGCGTGGCGCGTCACCTTGTGCGGCGTCAACCGTAAAATCTCCTGCAATTAATTTAATCATTGTGCTATTTGCTCCTGTGTGTTTTCATTAATGTTCACATCGGTTCTGTCCATGGTGTCTGCAATAAAGTTCTCTTGCAAGTATTCATCTGCATCGAATTCAACGTAACTTCCTCTTGGCAATACGTTGTCCATTGAGAGCGCGCCAGCGATCGCGTCCGCGTAAAGTTTCACGCCGAATAGGTACAAGTCTGCGCGTGCTTGCTGACTGCTCTGATACGAGTATGCGCCAGTTGCCACGCCCACCAAATATGGGGGAACATTCGCTAGGCGCGACATTTCCAAAGCCTGATATTGCGATGCCTCAATCAAAAGCATTTTGTCAGGCGTGCTGTTTGTTTCCGTGTATGTCAAATACTCGTTAAGCGCAGCGGTTTGATTGGTTGCTCGAGCGGCGTTAAACGCGCTAGCCAAATCAGCCAACTCTTGCGCGCTCAATGGTTCGCCACCAGTTTGCTTAAGTACGCCGGCAGGAATGCTTGACGATGCGTTGCGATTGCGTGCAGCTTCTAACTTGAGCGCGGTTTCAATAGCACCAGGTGCCGAGTAGATCAGGCCTTGCGCTGGAGACAAGAATTGCACAAGGTTTGTTGGGTCAATTTCTCCGCCTTGAAAATACACTTGTGACGATGGCGCAAACCACACAGGGCCAGCCATGTCGGTGGTAGTAATTGAGCCTGCTGGCAGTCGAGTAAACGTGGCAGGGTAGCCGTCTGCGGTGCGCGAGGTGATGTACCAGAACGCGCGTCCAAACATCATGAGGTCATCAAGAGTCCAGCTCATGAGAAATTGAAAACTCACGTTTGGGTCTGGTCGGCGTATCCAAGAACGTGGCGCGATGTAAACCTTTTCCATTTCATCGCCGTTCCACATTTCGTTGTACATCTTGAGTGGCATTGAGCCAATGACGGATGCCATGAGATCGCGCGCACGGTTAATTGTTGGCACGCTGATTGCAGGGTTGCGTGCTTCGCCTTCGCGGTAGGTGTAGTACTGGCCGATCATGTTTACGCCCACGTTGGACGATGAATAGCCGGGAGCAAAACCGCCTGCAGCTGCAGCCTTGCTTGGCGCTGGGCTTATCGCTGCTTTTTTGGTTTTGTTGAAGATTGCCATAGTCCTACTTTGTCACATGGGTGGCAACCGCGCATGACTTATCCGATTCCGACAAAAGGCAAGGTGCGCGGTCGCCGCGTTTATCTTAGTTATTTACTGCAACAAGCATTGGCTTTCCGCTGTTAACTGGACGGGCACACATGCCGATTCCCCAGACCATTGTTCGCGCTAACTCAATCGGCCCAGGTGAGCGTTTGCTTGAGAGCACGATCGTGTTGTCGGTGCGAACAGCAACAGCGCGCTGGACATGCTCCGCCAACAGTTTTTCACCTGTGTGCAACAAGCGTGCTTCGGCAATCATGTTTTTGGCTAACGGTGTAAACCGTCCAAGTTCCGCATAGCCGACCACGACACGGCGGCGCTCAATGTTTGGTGGACAGGTTGCGTCCACGGTCGGCGACAACGCAAACCTGATCGTGGGGTCTTTGGCTAGTTCTTGCACGTTGTCCCACAGTTCGGTGATTGACTCGGCGATGAACGCCACGGTGACAAGCACACGGCCGTCTGACAAGTTGACGCATCTGGTCGCGCTATAACGGGAGTCATCCAACGAAGACTCGATCGCCACCACGCCACCGCTAGGGATGTCCCCTTTGTATTCAAGTGATGGCCAACGCCCTGGCTCAATCCAACCGCGCACAACACTCACCCAAAGGTTTAGGGATGCGCGCAGGAACGATGCGCGATCAGGGTTAGTGGATTCCTGCCTAATTGTTTCCATGTCCAACGTGTAACCGAGCGCAGGATTACCCCACGCCCATGACGATGGATGCAACGGGTCAAGGCTCGGGTCAGGCGACCATTCCGCCATGTACATCGTGGACGGCTCACCTTTGTCTATTGCTCGAATGCCTGCCTCACGCCAACGCTGAAACAGCACAGATTCCTCGGTGCCAGCAGTAGAGAAGAAACAAGCAAGAGGGTTTTTGCGTGCGCGCTGTGCCGGCAACAGACCGCCTTCTACCGAGTCAGGGTTGACGTCAAAGAGTTCGTCCACGATCACTAGGTCAATGCTCATACCGTGACCTTGGTTTGGCTTTAATGCTTTGACCCACCATTTGCTGCCGTCTGGCATTGTGGCCTGATAACGGCCGTAGGACTTAACGATCTTGGCGCCGTAGTACTCCTCAAGGATTGGTGCCAGATCATCAAACAACAAGCAAGCCAAATCCAAACGGTGCGCACCAGATACCACAGTCTGTTTACCGCCACGTATCTTTGGCATCTCTACAAGCCAAAACAGGATGAGTGCCTGGATGATTGTGGTTTTGCCGTTCTGACGCGCAACCGAAACAAGACTCAAGCGATGCACAAACTTGTTATCAGCGTCAACCGCCAGCATCCCTTCAAGAGCATGCAACTGCCACGGCATCATCTTGATCTTCAACACCTTCTCAGACATGTCCCCCACAAGCGCAGCGAGCGAGCCGGCATGATCAGGGATGATCGTTTCCAGTCTCGGCCGATCATGGCCAGTTACCGCTGGTTCAGGCTGGTTCGGGCTGGTTCCGACAAAAAGTTGGA